ATAGAAATCTTGATATTCTGGTAATTACATCAAGTAGTGAATCTGGCCCAAGGCCGCTGATCGAGGGTCTAGCCAGTGGTTTGGTGGTATTATCAACGAATGTGGGATTGGTTCCAGAATTAAAAGATAATTGTAAGTCTTTACACGTGCTAGAATCCACAGATTCTTTCTTAAATAAAATAAAGGAAATAGATAAAAATAGATCAATACTAGATAACCACCGCGATTCAATAGAATTTATCCAAAATAACTATTCGATTAATAATGAAAAACAAAAATGGGGAGAAGTAATTAAGGTATTAGCTATTTCAAATAAGAAGGCATGTGTCCTTGTAACAACATTTAATAGACCAAGCTACCTACTTAATTTACTACACCAATTAGAAAAAGAAAGTGTTCACGTTGTGGTTTTTGACGATCAGAGTACTGTTGATTATACAGAAGTTCAAAACTATATAAAATTAAAGGGTTGGGAATTTGTTACCACAAAAATTAAATATGGAAAACTTGAATATTTACAATTTATTAAAAACTCTATAAAATATGTGTCTAAGTACACATACCAATATTATTTCTTTATACAAGATGATATAGAAATTTGTAATAATTTTGTATGTAAGAGTGTAGATACGTGGAATTTAATACCTGATGTTAGAAAAGGAACGCTGTTTTTATTAAAAGACAGTACTTATAATAAATCAAGGTGGGGTTCAAAAACATACAAAGAATATAAAGATTATGATGAAATCTTTTGGGTGGATTGTAATGCTTTTCTTTTTGATAATTTACTGATAAGCAATATAGATAAAGTAGCGAAGCCGCCTGTTCAATGGTTTAAAAATAAATTAAATTCATCCGGGACAGGAAGGCAGATTTCTCATTATTTTAATGAACATAATATTGGAATGTTTAGGACTAAGGAATCTTTGGTTATACACGACACTAGTATTGAATCATTAATGAATCCAATAGTTAGAAAAGCGGACACATCTTTGGTTGTTGATTATGCCGAACGAAAAATTTACGCCTCATTAGCATCAATAGAACGAAGAAAAGAATCACTAGGTAAGACTGTTGAAAGTCTACTCCCACAAGTAGATGTGTTGTTTGTTTATCTAAATAATTATAAAGATATTCCAAAATTTCTGATTAATAAAAAGATCACGGTTTTTCATAATCTTGGAGATTTAGGAGATAGTGGTAAGTTCTACCCATTAGATTTAATTGATAAACAAAGTTACCATCTGACCTGTGATGATGATTTTATTTACCCGCCTGGTTATGCCAGCAATATTACAAGAGAATTAAAAAAGAATGTAAAATCAATAGTTGGATTTCATGGTGTACTGTTAAATGATTCTATTAAATCTTATTATAAATCACGGAAAGTTATTCATTTTAACGAAATTTTAAAACAAACCTGGCGTGTGCATATTCTTGGAACAGGAGTGCTTGGCTATCAAAGATCAACTATTGATATTTGTTTAGATGATTTCAAAATTCCAAATATGGCGGATATATGGTTTGCTATAAAGGCGCAAGAACAGAAAATTCCAATGCTGTGTATTCCTAGAAAAAAGAATTTGTTTACTGTTATTCCAGACAATGGTGGTTCAATATTTGAATCTGGCTTGACAGCAAAGAAACAAACAGATATTGTAAAATCCATACGATGGGAACTGTAAGATGGCCATACGATCATTTTGGTCAAATAGTACAAATAATTTTGGAGATACTTTGACGCCTTGGTTGCTGTCGAAACTTGGTTATAAATCCAAGTGGGTTAAAAGAGGTGCCCCAAACAAACTTCTAGCGGTTGGTTCAATTATACAAAGTATCGTTAGCGGTGATATAGTATGGGGAAGTGGTAGTTTTGGAAGATTGCGTAAAGGATTAGTATTTCTTAATATCCCCGAAAATGTTATATTTCTAGCGGTAAGAGGGCCTAAGACAAAAAATATCTTTAATCCAGAAGTACGAGACAGGATACCTAATATATTCGGTGACCCTGGATTATTAGTGAGCAGTTATTATAAACCGACTATAAAAAAGCAATATAAAATAGGAATTATACCACATGAAATTGAAAAAGATATTCAGCCGATTAATGACAGTAGTATAAAATGGATTGATATTAATAGCGGTATAAAACAAGTAATAGATGATATAAATAGCTGCGAAATCATACTCTCTTCATCATTGCATGGTATTATTGCAGCAGAATCATACGGGATACCTACTGGATGGATAAAGATGTCAGACAAGATAATTGGAAATACTTTTAAATTCCAAGATTACTATCTATCCACAGGTAGAAACGAACAGAAATTTATAAAATGGGAGGGAAGGAGTACATTACTTAGTGTTGATAAAAAGTTACAAGATCAGATTGATTTGAATAAGGTATCACAAATCAAAGATGTTTTGACTACAGCATTCTATTCGCATTATAGGAGATAGGTATGCTTCTTTCTTATCTAATGCTAAGTCATAATAGGTTGAATTATTTGAAGGAAGCTGTTTCTTCTGTATTAAAACAATCAGTACCGGATTGGGAATTGATTATAGTTGATGATAGTAGAAGTAAAGAAATAAATAGTTTTTTAGATTCACTTATGATCTATAATAATATCGTTATTTGTAAACTATCTCAAGAAAAACAAATAGCTATTAAGCGAGATATTACATTGCATCTTGCCTCAGGGGTTCTATGCACGCCATTGGATGATGATGATCTAGCAAAACCAAATCGAACAGGGGATTTAATTAATACATATTTAAAACATAAGGTAGATTTCATATATGGAAAAGTTGATTATCTAAAGTTAGATAACGGAGTGTGGTCAAAGTATGAAGGTGTTTATTCTAATATAGAAGTTGGAAATACTGCTGTCGCAATAAATGGTGGGGCAATAGCGTTTACAAAAGAAATTGCAATCAGAGTAGGCGGTTATAAAGAGCGAATTGGAAGTTTACTAAATAAAGATAGTATGCGCGGAGAAGACTGGAGGCTTTATAGAAGAATTTTAAATGAAACCAAATCATATATAGAACTTAGTTCAATTATATCTACTGTACGGCGGCACGAAACGAATATAAGTCTCAGACCAAGAAAACGCATATTTAGTTAATCTATATTAATTATTTATCTAGGAGTTATATAAATGTCTACAGAAAAAGAAAATATGTATTTGTTCCTAAAAAAAATAGAGCAAACTTCGATAAGACGTGCAAAATTTTGTGCTTCTATAATTAATAAATTGGATGTAACATCTGTATACGATTATGGATGTGGCTTGGCACAGCTAGGAGACTTTATTACTGATGATCTACAATATATATAGGATTTGATTTATTTGCATTTAATAATGCAAAGCAGTTGGATTTACAAAAAAATCTCCCATTAATAGATGACAAAAATAGTGTAGGAGTGTTCTTGGGAAGTTTAGAATCATTACCTAATCGAAAATTTATTTTGTGTACTCTAGTAGAGTCGCATAAATATATTTTATTTTCATATAAAGAAAATCATGATGGCTTTCAAGTAGATTCTTTTTTGGAAAGCGTTTCTTTAAAATTAGTAACAAAAGTACTACCAAAACAAAAAAAACTATATTCTACATTATATTTAATTTCTAAATAGAAACTTAATATTATGAGGTGGATTACATGTCTAGGAAAAGTGATATGAGAGAATTTCTTGCATCTATATCTGAAATATCAGATATACGTGCTAAAAGGTGTGCTGCTTTAATAAATAGTTTAAATGTTGAAAACGTACATGAATATGGTTGTGGTCTAATGCAACTAAAGAATTATATATCAGAAAACAAAAAATACTTTGGTTATGACACATATAAATTCTCTAAGGATGTAATACTGTTTGATATATCCAATCAACATCTAGTATATAAAAATGATAGTATCAGTGTCCTACTAGGGAAGTTAGAGGGTTTAGAAAATATAGTCGATATACTACTGAAAGTTATCAACTCCCATGATTATACTATATTTTCTTATACCGCCAGTGTAAGTAGACCGTTTACTCCGGATACATTTATTAAATCAAACAACATTAAATTAATAAGTAAAGACATACCGAATACAAAAAGTAAAAACTCTATTATTTATTTAGTTGAAAAACTATAAATTTTTAGGAAAGAAAGATGAACAAACTTAAAATTTGTTTTATTAATCCGCCGCATCCATACTTAAAACAACCAAAAGCACAAGCACCACTAGGATTACTGTATGTAGCATCGGCGGCCAGGAATATTAATACTACAGATATTAGTGTTGTAGACCTCGGGGGCTTTAAGTATAACGATAATCTTTCTTTGCCAGAAGCAGATATTTACGGTTTAACAGGAACCGTTTTAGATAGGAAACCATGTTCTATTACTGCCGAATATATACGAAGTAAATATCCAAAAGCAAAAATAATAATTGGTGGCCCAATCCATTTAGCAGCAAAAGATTTAGATACATCTTTGTTTGATTCTGTTGTGTTCGGGGAAGGAGAATACATAATCAAACAAATTATAGAAGATTTTCCTAACGTACATTCCAGTTATACAGGGGAAAGGATACATGATTTGGATTCTCTTGCATTTCCCGCAAGAGATTTAATTGATAATATTGGTGGGAATGTGTTCGCATATAATCAAAACTATTTCAAGGGTGGGAGTTCTGTTATAATAACAAGCCGGGGGTGTCCTTTTGCCTGTGCTTTTTGTGCATCACCTGGTATATGGGGCGGAAAACAAGTAATATTTAGAAGTGTAGAGAATGTACTAGATGAAGTAGATGTTCTAATTAATGACTTTGGTATAAAACAGTTACGATTTTCAGATGATACACTTACAGCTAATACTAAAAGACTTTTAAGATTATGCAGGGGTCTAAAAGATCGTGGTGTTGTCTGGAGAGCATCCATAAGAGTTAAACCAAATGATATTTCTATGTTTAGTGAGATGTATAAGTCTGGATGTAGAGAAGTAAGTTTCGGGATAGAATCTGGAGATCAAAAAGTTCTTGATACAATATTGAAAAAAACAACTGTCGAAGATAATATACAAGCAGTCAAAAATGCTAAGAAGGCAGGTTTAGTAGTTAGACTTTTATTTATGTGTGGTACACCGGGTGAAACTGAAACAACTGCTGATAATAATATTAAGTTTTTAGAAACAATAAAAAATGATTATGATACAATCGCACTAACAAACTTTATTCCAATTCCTGGTTCCGCAATAGCGGATAAACCAGATCAGTTCGATTGTAAAATACTAAATGATAATATTGATGATTTTAATTTTTATATGTGGGGACCTGAAGGAGAAAATAAATGGAATAACATGATCAGTCTGAATAATCTGGATAATTCAATATTTCAAAAAAATATACAGAAGATAAGAAACTACGTAAAATCTTGCGGGAAGAGTAATCAAGGATGACTATTTTAAATGAAACACAGTTACAGCGTGACGAAGAATTATCGCTGTATAGTGGGATACCTATAGACATCATCAAAAATTTAGTGATAGGTGCTCCTGAATCTATAAAGTTATATGAAAACATAGATGTCAATCTTCAGTCTTTTGATTTTATATATAAGGAATTTCCACATATAAAAAACAAAATACATCTATTAAAAACATTATCCGCCTTTTCTGTTACAAGAAGGGGTTTTATGATCAAACAAATAGAAAATTATATAACGAATTGGAATAGCAAAGTAATATTGGATTTTGGTTGTGGTGTTGGAACGCACGGTATTTATTTTGCGAGTAGGTGTAATATTGTTGATTTATTAGATGTAAAAGGGCCTCTAAGGGATTATGCGGAATGGAGATGCAAAAATAGAAAATTAAATGTAAATATACTGGACCAAGATACGGAATTAGAAAAAGATAAGTATGATATAGTAATATGTTTAGATGTATTAGAGCATATTGCCGATCCAGTTTTAGCATTTAATCGTATTATACAATCATTAAAAAGTAATGGTTTACTTTTGTTAGAGGTAAGTTCTATGATTAAACCAACATCAGGTCATTTCACCAAGTCAATAAATATATGGAAACAACATGGTGTACCTTTATTAAATTCTTGTTTTTCTATGTTACAGACATTTTTATATAAAAAAATATGATTACTGCAAAATTACAACAAGGGAAGAACTGTAAAATAAGCGATACCGCGTTTATTGGTTATAAAGAACACGGTGGAGAAATAATTCTTGGTAATCATGTTACGATAAATGATAATTGCATGATACGAACATGTACTGGAATTATACGAATTGGAAACAATTCGAGCATTGGCTATAGTTGTATTTTTCATGGGAAGGGTAATATTACAATAGGAAATTATGTTTTAATAAGCCCTTTTGTCCAGATATATGCTCAAAACCACGGGATAGCAAAAAATAAGATTATTTCTTTGCAGGAGCAAACATCATTTGGAATAGTTATCGAAGATGACGTTTGGATTGGTGCTGGTTCTATAATAGTAGATAATATAAGAATTAGTAAAGGCTCCGTAATAGGAGCGGGTTCAATATTAACAACAAATACTAATAATTATGAAATCTGGGCAGGTAATCCAGCAAAAAAAATAGGAGAAAGAAAATAAGTACATTTTTATTTACAGGTATTCCAGCAATTAGCACCATAGTACATTATTGTATAGCTAATATATTAAATGAATTAAACATTAAAACTGTTTTAGATATTGGGGGTACTGCGCGATTACAAAAATTTGGAAGTTGGAATATAAAAGATGCGAATATAAAAGATAATATAGATGGTTGCAATTTGCCTTACGATGACGCGACATTTGATGCAGTAGTATCTATCGCTACTGCTGAACATGTGTCTGATGTAGATTTGTTTTTAAAAGAGGCGAATAGAGTAAGTAAATTTATTTCTATACATTGGTATCCAGCAGGAGATGCGGCACGTAAAGTAGAAATTCTGAAAAGAGACATTGGGCATAGTCACCCATGTAATATACCAGACATACCAAAAAAGCCATTTGAATGTATACCTTTTATTTCGATTGAAACGCACCTACTTACATTGGCAACAATTTATCCAAAATTGAATGTTAAGAACTTACATGATTTTATACTAAATTATGGAAAAGAACCATATGGATACTTAATGAGTTTAAAAAAGAAATGAAATTACTGTATATAACAGATCATTATGCTGAGGATGTCTGCGGAACAAAAATATCTATATTCCGTGAGTTAAAAAGGAATGGGATAAATGCTGATATTTATAAATTTAAAAAAGTAATTAATGTAGATTATGTAGTAGATAAAATAAAAATTAATAAATATACACATGTATGGATAGCGCATTCCTGGCCTGTATTTAATAGGGTTTATAATCTAAAAGAAATAAACAGTCTTAATGCTATTGTGATTTTGTCTGGTTTTTCAGACCCAAATAATTGGAATCAAAATAAATTTGATCTGTGTAATATTTATACAACAAATAGTAAATATATATATAATCTGTACCCCGAGAAAGCATATTATTTTCCAACCGCTTGTGATTTAAATTTTCATAAAAATTTGCATACTGATAGACCTGTAGATATTCTAGTATATGGAAAAGGAAGACATCCATTTTTTAATCCCGAAGATTATAGACAATGTGTGGTTAGGAAATTAATTCACGACTTTCCGTATCTCAAATTTCTTATTTTTGGAACTACATGGGATGATATTAAGTGTGAACCGCCAAAAACAGGGTATGACTTTATTAAAGCAATAAACCAATCAAAAATAGGACTTGATTTAGAACAAGACAAGTCTCCACCAGCACATAGAGTGTTTGAGTTGATGAGTTGTGGTACTGTAGCAATTACGAAAGAAAGAGATGAGTTAAATTTATTATTTCCTACAAAAGATAATATTATATATTATAATACATATGATGACATTGTAACTAATATTTATGATCTTCTATATAATGATAAATATAAAAACATAAGTCTTATAATGGAAGATAATACTTGTAAATATCATTCAATACGAAATCGTGTTTTTCCTTTTCTTGATTTTTTAAAGGGTAGAAAATGAATATATTAGTAACAGGTGGTGCTGGATTTATTGGTTCGCACGTATGCGAAGCTTTATTAGATCGGGGAAACGATGTTATTATTATTGATAATATAAATGATTATTATGATACTGAAATAAAAAAGAATAATATAGAAACCTTATTGCGATATAGAAGATGCATATTTAAACAAGGGGATGTGACTGATCTGGCTTTCTTAAGTAGAATACACTGGGAAAGTATAAATCAAGTAGTTCATTTGGCTGGGTACGGCGGTATCCGCAATTCCTTAGAAAACCCTCATTTATATTGCAATACAAATATTATTGGAACACAAAATATGGCGTGGATTGCCAAAAAATATAAAATGCGATCTTTTGTATTTGCATCATCTAGTTCTGTTTATGGAAATAATTTGTCTGTCCCGTTTAAAGAAGATGATAATACTGATTTTGTATTGAATCCTTACGCTGCATCTAAGAAAGCGGCCGAGGCTGTACTTTATTCTTTTAATAAGTGTTTTGATCTTAATATATCTTGCTTGAGGTATTTTACTGTATATGGACCAAGACAAAGACCTGATATGGCAATAACAAAATTCGTCAATGCTATATCAAAAGATAAACCTATAGATATATTTGGTGATGGTACTACATATAGGGACTATACATATATATCCGATATAGTAAAGGGTACTGTGTCAGCACTGGATCATTGTAATGGTTTTAATGTCTATAACCTTGGGAACGGAAATAGTATCAATTTAAAAGACTTGGTGGTTAAGATAGGGAAAAAACTAAATAAAGAACCTATAATAAACTATACAAATCTTCAATTAGGAGATGCTGATAGAACATTATCTGATATATCAAAAGCGAAGGTAGATTTGCATTATAATCCAAAGATTAATATTGATGACGGACTTAGTTTATTTATTGATTGGTTTAATAATTGAATTACAATTAATTTACTTCTATAATAGAAGAAGTAAACTACTGGAGGATCGGATAATGCGGTTTATACAATTATTGATAATTGTTCTAGTTCTTTCATCTTGCGCCGGAGTTGATTATTTTAAACAGCCGGAGAATCAACAAGTGCTAGTGGACTTGGGAATTTCTTGTATCGCGGAAAAGCCGGAGAGTGCAAAGATAGGTGCTCTTTATGTGCTTGATACACGGTTTCAAGACAATTCACTAATGGAATTTGTTGTTGGTTGTGATTACAAGCTTTATACAGTTACTTGCGACGTATCTAAAAAGGCGGCTTGTTCTGATTTAAAGGTTTACACGGGAGAATAATATGGACGGACAATGGTATGTTCATGATTTGGTTCTTTCAACTATTAAAAAGTGGTTGGAAGAGGATAGTGTTGATCCGGCGGATATAGTACAGATTTCACCTATTACCAGTACTCGGGTAATGGTCTATTACTTTCAAAGGGATGCTTATCCAATCGTACCTCTTGCCGCTGTTGCAGTGGATACTAATAGCGCCGCATATTATGTACAACATTGGAAGCAAGCGACTGTACTGTTTGAAAAGACTGGGGCGGGAACTTGTACTGTAACGCTGGAAGGGAGAATGAAGGATGGAAACTGGTATACTATTCCTTCTTCTTACGGCGGGGTTAATGTAACAGCTAACCTCGGAGCGGGAGTACAAAATCTAGCAGTTATTGCCGATCTAACTGGTTGGTATGAACTAAGAGCAACTGTAACCAATGTTGTTGGTGTAGTTGCCGTTACCTGTACGATGGCCGGGGGTCAATAATGGCAAACTTAGATAGAACATTCCATGCTGGTTTTGGTCCACCGCCGCATAATACATCCCATCAGCCAGGGGGATCAGATGTAGTTGCTGGAGTAGTTCCAGGATTACATGCCGCTTCCCATGCTCCGGGTGCAGCAGATGCAATTACTATTGTCACTCCTCCTGTGGTTGTTGGAAATCTTACTGAACAAGCAGCCGGCGGAACATTAGTAGATGCCGGCGTAGCAGTAAATGATGCTGGTATAGCAAATACGGATGTATGGACAGCGCAGCAAATCATTAGCGATGTTACATCAAGAATAGCAATAGCACTGTCAAACCTAGATTGGAAAAGTTCAGTAATAGACGTTACAAATAATCCTCCTGGTGTGTTTGTAGCCGGTGATCGGTATATAGTAGATACCGTTCCAGTTGGCGCGTGGGTAGGCCATGGAGATGATATTGCAACTGCACTAGATGCTGCTACATGGTCATTTGAAACCCCAGAAGAAGGCTGGGCTGCTTGGGTGAGATCAAGTAATGTTACGGCAATATTTGATGGGGCTGTCTGGACATATTTAGATACAGCTTTTCTATTATCACATACACACAATGGTGCTGATTCTCCACAGTTACTACAAGCTAATACTCACCAAACTCCTGATACCGATGCTGCAACTACATCGTTACATCATACTGTTGGAACAAGCGGAACACAAGCAGCGGCAGGAAATCACATTCATGATGACCGCGTACCACTTTTGTCTAACTTAGTTCTCCCTAGAAAGTTAGCTACAAACATAACTTCCGTGGCCGATAATGGTGGCGGAAAAGCAAGATTCACTTCTGCTTCCCACGGGTTGACAAATGGCGAATATGTAACTATCGCCGGGTGTGTAGATATAACTTACAATGTTACAGCAGCAATTACTTATGTTACAGATAATACATTTGACATAACAACTGTTAACTATAATGCAACTGATACAGGAACAGTACAATCTCTTAGTTCGCAACGATTGCAGTTTCAATCATTAAACGGCGCGGGAAATATTGATTATTTTCGCATGTATTCAAAATCTGTTTCCGCGACTGAGACTGCATTAACAATTGAAAAATCAACAAATGGAACTACATGGACACAGGCAGTTCAAATAAGTGATACAGGGCAGATATTAGCTTTGGATGGTACTAATGCGTTGCCGGCTTTATCTTTTAGTCAAGACCCAATAGCAGGTATTTACCGCATCAGTACAACGTCTTTGGGTGTGGCGTTTGAGGGTGTAAAGAGAATAGAGCTAAACAAAAGCGACATAAGGACAAATACTTTAAGAGCGCTGAATACTGATGCGCGACTGAGTTTGGTAGGAAACGAAATAGATGGTGCTGAAAAAATAAGTGTGAAGGCCAATACGTACTTGGTTGGGATAGCCAATGCTGATTATATCGTATTTCAAGCCGCTCACCAAGCTGACACTATCTTGAACTGTAAATTAGGATCAATTGAAGCAAAGAAGCCGTTTAAAATGCAAAGTGCAGCATACGTACATGGTACGCTTGTTGATGTTGCCGCATACGACATCTTGCCAACCGACCTGAGTATATTTGTACTCCACACTGCTACCGCGCCAGTGGCTATCCAACTGATGACCGCAGATTGCGTACTTGATAGGTATATCAAAATCAAGGACAAGGGATTAAATGCCTTTACAAACAATATCACAATATCAACTGAAGGTGGGGAATTGATAGACGGCGCGGCCACTTACACCGTAGCGTCAAATGGCGGTGCGGTAGCTTTGGAGTCAGATGGTTCTAACTGGTGGATAGTAGCGGGGTAAGAATGTCACATAAATTAGAGAATAGAATAGTAGTTGCTCCGGCTGGTTATGGTGGGGACTACACCTCCATCGCCGCCGCCAGCGCCGCCGTGGGCGCCAGCGGCCGCTTTTACGTCGCACCCGGGACCTACGCCGAAACCGACAACGTGACTATCGCTGATGACCAATCCTGGAATTTCGACGGAGTAACCGCCAATTTCGACGCGGGGTTTAATTTCCAAATCACCGGCAACCGCTCGCGCGCCGTCGGAAAATTGACCATCGGCGGCCAGGGAGAGGCCGTCAACAATACACTGTTGCGCTACATCGGGGCCGACAACGAATGGGATGGGTGCGACGTTATTATCAATCCCACCGTACCGACCATACCGGCTCAATGGTATCCGGTCACGGTCAGCGGGGGTGGCATTGGCGGCTCACTCAAGGTCCGGTTGGCCGATTCCGTCACCAACACGAAGCAGCTCACTGCTGTCTCAGGATTCCTCACGTTTATTGGCGCACGCACAATGGGAAAATTCAATATCCGCGTTTACTATTGCGTTCACTCAAACGGCGCCATGGCCGTCAACTTCGGCGCGATCAACATGATCGCCGGAGCCGCCTGTTTTGGCAACTTAATCCATTCAGTATCGGATGGAATAACGGTAGCCGGCGCTGGCACTGGCTACGGATTCATCGCGGCCGCCGGCAATAACCGCAATGAAATTGTTGGCGTTTCCGGCCCGAGCGACGAGAGCCATATCTCGGATGCCGGCACCAACAACGACACCGACGCCTACGTGAAAACCTAGGAGGTCCCCCATGAGCCTGACCATAGGATTATCCCTCACCGTCCTGTTAATCGGGGCCATCCTGGCGATCACCATGACCGACCATGACGACGGGGGGCGGCCATGAAAATCATAGTCATCCCCGCGCCCGTAGCAGGCACGGTCTGGGCATGGACGAATCTGCAATACACCACCGGCGCCCGTGTCCTGGCCGCTGGTACGGCCGGCACCGTCTGGGGATGGTACGGCCCCCCGCCGCCCGCGCCGCCCCCGGCCCCGCCGAAAGATAACGGAGGCCCCCCATGACCGCCTCACCCTTCGGCCTTGGCGGCGGCTTCGGCGCCCCGCCCCCTTCCTTCTCCGGCGACTTCTCCGAGGCCGAGTACGACCGCGCCCGCTACGTTTGGATGCGCGAAACCCACACCCTCGACACCACCATCCGCCGCTTCATGCGCCATTTCGTCGAAGACCTGCGCGCCGCCGTGGTCCGCTGGGCGCGGCTCGCCATCGTCGCCCTCGCCCCGGCCAACACACTGGACGCCCACGGCCTCACCCGAGCCATGGCCCTCTGGCCCGACGAACCGCCTGACTCCTACCGCCGCCGCCTCATGGACGCCTTCAACTGGAAGCGCTTCACCGGCTGGCTCCTTGGCCCCTACCGCGCCTTTGAATACTTTGGCGTCACCGCCGACGGCATTCACACCTACGCCGTCCCCTACGCCCTGTGGACCGCCCTGTCCTGGCAGTCCACCGCCATTGAGGAAGGCGGCGCCGTCGGGCTCCAATGGCTCATTCAGCGGGCTGACGCCCTAAGCGCCGTCACCTACAACTATTGGGACGGCGCCGCCTGGCAGACCACCGCGTTGACCCAGGCCAACATCCTCGCCCACGGCAATACCGCCGCCGAACTGGAAGCCATCGCCGCCGCCGACTGGAGCCTGCTGCTCCCCTGCGAAGCGGCGTTCGTGACCTGGTTGGAGGGTGACAATTTCAGCCTCTACCACCCCGGAATAATAATCGACGTAACAGCGGAGTTCATCGGATGAATGTTTGGCACATAAAAAAACGTTGCGATAACATGGAGTTAAACCTTGGCGAATGCCTTGAGGGATCAAACGTTTTCTCATACTGCCCTCATCTGGTTATCGGCAAGCACTGGGAGAATTGCCCCGCCGGCAATCTCCATTTTGACGCTGGGGAAAAGCAGCAGTTCGTGGTGACTGTCGATTTGGACGCCCCAAACGCAACCGTTCGGAATGACAACCAAAATTGCCCGCTGCAAAGCGCGCCGGAGTTCAAAAACTTTTTTGCGGGGTGCAACATATGCGACATTCAGGCCCCGAAAAATTGCCCGCTTCGCAGTGGGCAAATCGTGATACAGGTGAAGTGATGAAGTGCGACCCCCGTTACCTCTCGGAAATGCGCTGCGGCCTGTGCGGCGAGCCGGCCGCCTCGTTCGTGGTCAGCCCGGACGGCCAGGTCATTTGCCTGGCCTGCCATGAGGCCGCGCTGCGCTGTGACCTCGCCGACGATGACGCCAGCCCTGGACCGTTGCGCGACCTCGCGCGCCAGCTTTTGAAAGGACTGATATAATGACGACAAATACAGTGTTGCGAGTGATTTTGGATAACAAACATTTCGTATTTTGCCCATTCCGGATGATGGAGAATATCTATTCCATCATTCCAGCCTGCAAAAAATGCGAGCAGCAGGATGAATGGGACCCCAAAGAATGCACACTCAAAAATGGACCTGTTATAATCATGGCTTCCGACCAGGAGTTGTAAAATGGGCACCACCCCCTACACCGGCTCTTACCGCCGCGTTGACGGCAACTACGATCTCAATAAAATCACCGGCGAGGCGCTGACCACCATCAGCCGCTACCCGGGCGCCGGCTATTCCGGCATCGTCGCCCCGCTGGCCTTCCGCCCGCTCCAGTTGAACGAGGCGGTTGGGGTGGACGCCTGGCCCCGCGTCTTCACCTTCCCCGGCGCGGTGGAGCTGACCCGGGTGGAGGTGGAGCCCGCCAACGCCGGCCAGTTCCGCGTCGATTACCGCACCGGGTTCATTCAGTTCCACACCGCGATTGGCGCCGGGGCCTCGTTCACCGTCGATTACTACCCGGGCGAGGAAATCCTGCGCCCGGGTGACTTCACCTCAACCAGCGCCGGCGCCGCCGACGCCGACCTGGTGGTTGTCCTTGACGCCGGCGGCCTCATTGATGACGCCATGATCCCGGGGACCATCGTCGGCGACAAGACCATCAGCGGGACGCTCACCCTCACCGGCGAGGGGACCGGCGATGACGGCATACTGACCGCCGTTGACGATCTCCAGGTCACCGCCGGCGGCGACCTCGCACTCAACCCCACCGGCGATGTGAATATCGCCCCGGTCGGCGGAGACATCGGCCTCGACGGCAATATCCTGCTGGACGCCGATGATGACCTGGCGTTCGACGATTGGGTCGGTTTCCAGCGCTGGTATCCCGCCATCGGCGGAGAGGTCGCCTTGGGCGCGGTTCAAGGCATCGCCTACACCATATTTTCCGCCGACGGACAAGTCGCGTACTTCCCCGTCATGTGCCTTCCAGACACGGAAATCAGCTCGATCATGTGCGGCTTCCAGAACGCCGACACCCAGGCCCATCAGATGACCATAGACATCAATTGGACCAAAAGCGCTACGGGCGTCACGCCGACGCTGATTGTCTCTTTCTCCGGGGCGGTCGGCGCCGGGTCCAGCGTCGACATGACGGCGGTCGGCGGCGCCCTGCCCTATGCCTGCGATCTCGCGACCCCCACTTACGTTTACTTCAGCGTCACGTCCGGCGGCGGCAATCCCTGGCCGTTCAGCAACCTGTTCATGATCGGCTACAAAGTCAACTACCGCCGCAAGACGGTCCTGGTCTAAGTTAGGGAAAGTGAGGCCAAATGTTATGCTCACCCGACAGCGTGTTCCTCGACGGAATGCTCCCCATTCCGACCACTTACAGGGCCGCCCATAATATCACCGGGGTCGCCTACGATATTGAGGTCATCCCATTATACATTGCGGACATTACCGCGCCATTCGAGTATGATCTCATTATTCGCGACTTGGCGAACCCCTACAATGCGACGCTCTGGCAGCGCTGTCGCCAGTGCGCCATGGAGACCAAGGGCCGGCGTGATATATGCCATTTATACTATTACCACTTCGGCGGATCGGTAACGGAGGACTTTGAATGAGCCCCGGTGAAATCAGCCAGATCGAAAACGCCCTGGGGCGGATCGAAGAGCAGGTAAAAACCCTGCAACGCGAGGTCCGGGAGTCACGCTCCTATCTGGAGACGCTGCGCCAGCAGGTCAGCGCCCTTCAGGTGGCCCACGAGGCGCTGCGCGGCCGGGTGGTCACCGTGGCCACCCTACTGGCGGTTGGCCTGGGTGGCGGCACGGGGCTGGGTTGGGTGCTCAAGGGACTGATTCAGTAGCCATATTAATAACTTGCGGGCCAAAGCCCGCACGAAAGGGAACAATCACGTAAACGCTCTGGCGAAGTGGGGACACACTTTCCGGCCCCCTGCGGGGCCTTTTTTCATATCAGCCGCCGCTCCTCCTGGCGGCCCTCGCTCTCCAAATCCCGCCCCGTTTCGCGTATTTTTACGCCCCTCCAGCCCCGCACGGACTCGCCGCTGTAGGGCGCGCGGATCGTTCCGTTGACGCAGCCCATCGCCCGCAGCTTTTCAACTATCGCCCGATGGAGGTATTTTGGGTCGTGTTCATTGTCGGCGCAGTAGTCCGCAACCGCGCGCTTCAACTCCGACCCGGGCAGTTTTTCATCCTCGCCCAGGAACAACATTTCGTCGAAAAATGCGCCCACCGGATCGCTACTCTGGCGATAGTCACGGGTCGCCATCGCTACCAGGGGCGCGGTCCCGAGGCCCTCCCTGAGCCAGATTTGAGCCCCACGAACCGCCCAGGACAGTATCCCCGGGGCTTCGGCCGCCAGCTTGTGCTCCAGATTGCGGTCGATTTGATCCGCGCCGAACTGCGCCAGAAACGGGATAAGCCGCGGCCTGTTCCACGTTCCGCCGTCCGTCTCATATATCCGAGGCTTGTCATTCACTGCGAACCAGATATGCATACACGGCCGCGCGTCAAAAAGCTCCTTGAACAGGAAGCGCATCGTGATGGTATCGCGGCCGGTCAGCCATTTCAAGAAGTTCACCGCAAGCCGTTTTGAGCCGTCACGCTCCACTGAATGCACGAGCCGCGCGTCGTAAATCGCCGCCAGATCGTTGCGCACGGTGTCCCCATCCTTGGTGTTGAATGTCTCGGGCGCGGCCGCCCGGGCGTAGGTCCCCATGATATTCTGGAGTGTGCTAATGAACGTGCTCTTGCCGTTATCGCCGCTTGCGCCATAGCAAATGAAAAAGCACTTTTCGCGCACGTCTCCGGTTAGCGTGTACCCTATCGCGCGCTGCAAATAGCGCACAGCATCTTCATCCCCCAGCATAATCTCGCTCAGGAACTGCTCCCATCGCGGGCAGGTCGCGCCAGCATCGTACCGCACTGGGCTGATTTTTGTCAGCAAATCGGCGGCGCGATGGGGCCGGAGCATGCCAGTCTGAATGTCCACTGTACCGTTGGCGCAGTTGAGTGTAAAGGGGTCGGCGTTCAGCAGATTTGCGTCATCAATCCGCGTCACGCCCTCGTTGTGGACGATCACGGCATCAAGGTTGCGCCGGGAGCAAAGCCCCTTAAGCGCCTTGAATATCTCATCTTTTTCGTCGGCGTCGTCTGTCGCATCAAGCCGACGCTTCGCCTCTATCCTCACCGCCCGTTCCGCCATGGGTAACATCGCATTGATGCTCGTTTGCTCCCACCGCCGCCCGGTGTAAAGCATCCAGCCATGGCCGACCACGTACCGGAACTTTTCCGGGTACACCTCTCTGAGCACCTTCGCCATGGCGGTTTCGGCCGTCCATGGGATAGCCGCCAGGGCCGCGTCATCGGCCGGCGGTGGGAGGTCCACCACGCGCGCCGCCTGTAGCGCCGTCCCCAGTTCCGCGCGGAAATCCAACCCCTCTTTGGCGCACAACAGATGCAGATCGCTGGGGTCCTTGCAGCCGCGCGGCATGACGATTGTCGCAGCTGTCCCCGCCCAGCCCAGCGTAGCCAGGTGAGCCCGAAGCGCGACCTGCATTTTCTCCCCGGCGCCGTCCGGCTCTTGTACGATGAAAAGCTCCCTGATGCCGGCCAGCATCGGCGCGGTCAGCGTCCGGGTTGTCGCCGCCCCAGGTATGCCCAGCGCCGGATAGCCATGATGCCACAGCGTCCAGCAATCCGTCTCCCCCTCGACGATGATCAGGTAGCCGTCCCCAGCCTCGCGCCAGGCGGGCAGATGCCACAGGCCATAGGGATAGATCGCGGCGTCCTGGCCGTCCCCCTCCGGCGCCCGGGTCCACCGGCTCCCCTCCCCGGCCGACATCCTGTACCGCAGCCGCTGGCGTGGCGTCGGCGCGCCATCCTCTAGTCGGTACGTGATTTTGATCCCGCCCCCGTTCATATCGGAGACGCCCCAGCCCGCTATCTCACCGGGCGGCAAACCCTTCCGCGCGGCCAGGTCTACGACCGTGCAGTCCGGCGGCAATCGGGCGGCCCGCTGTTTTTTCGGCGGCTTTTTTTCACGCGGCGGAAACAGATCGGAATATTTCAAGCCCAACCTATCGAGTACAACGATAGTCTTACAGCCCGCCATGCAGGACAGCAGGACCCGGCCATCATCCCCCTCCCGGATGCTCAGGCTGGCGTCTGTGTCTTCATGCGCCGGACATCGCGCCATCCATTTTCCCGGGCCGCTCGGGCGAGGTGCAAAACCGCGATGTTCCAGTGCCCCCAAAACATCTTGTATTCCCATGCTGCTACAAATCCTTTTCGTTGGCCCGTTGCAACCACGTTCGCCGCCGGTCTGACTCAACTTTGGCGGCGCAGTTCCGGATTCCCCAATGATCCCCGATAATTACGGCGCTCTGTTTCGCGCGCGTTACGCCAGTGTAGAGTAAGTTTCGGTGGTGCTGGAAAGAGTGAGACTTATGACACACCACAATCGCAACCGGAAACTCCGAGCCCTGCACCTGGTGGATTGTCAGTGCGTAAGCGTGGTCCAAATCGTCAAAGTGGCCGGATTCACGCGATAATTCCAGCGGCTGCGCTACGCCGTCGAACCGCACTAGCATTTTTCCCTGGCTCTCCTCACTCTCGATTGTCCCCAGTGTTCCGTTCATCACTCCCAGCGTGTAGCTGTTGTGGCGCTGAATCACCCGATCATGGCGCAAAAACTTCAATCGCGCCCGGCCCTCCGGCGGCTCCACCTGCACGTCCCAAAGCCGATCTTGGTACAGCCGCTGAAGCTGCTCATTCAGCGCGCGGACGCCCAGCGCCGATGACGTGCGCCGCGCCGGAGTCAGAATTTGAACCACATTTGGAGTATCTTCGCCAAAGAGCAGGATGTAGCCGCCCAGCGCCCACTCCAGCCACGCCGACACGTCCGCCGGCTCCGCCAGCGCCGACACCACGGACCAGGGCGCACTAGGACTGTAGCCGCCAGACGGGACCACCCCCTGCAATATCCGCGCGCAGCAGGCGCGCAAATTCCCGCTCTGGCGCACGATCTCCGACAGATGGACCACCGGGACTAGCCCAGTCGAAATAATGTCTCTCAGGGCGTTTCCCGGGCCGACCGGCGGCAGTTGATTGTGGTCCCCGATGATAATCAGGGCAGTATGGGTCGGATCAAAGGCGCACAGCAGGCGGCGCAACAGCACCACGTCCACCATGCTCGCCTCGTCCACTATCACCAGGTCGGCTGCGATGGGCGTCTCGGCCAGCCATTGCTCGCCGTTGTAGCCGAGGAGGCGGTGTATGGTGCTGGCGGGCCGGCCCGTGCTCTCCTCCATGCGCTGCGCGGCTTTCCCGGTCGGCGCGCATTGGACCACGCGCCCCGCGCCGGCCGCCTCGTACATATCTATGATCGCCCGCGCTACATGCGTCTTTCCGGCCCCGGCGCCGCCCGTTATCACCATCGCCGGGCGGCGCGCCGCCTCCGTCATCGCCTCCACCTGGCCGGCCGTCAGTCCCTCCACCACGGGCCGGAGCCCGGGGCGCGCGGGCAGGTCGCGCCACAGGGTCAGCCGCTCCAGTATCTCCGCCTCCGCCGCCCGCAGGTAGGGCAGGGCCAGGTCGCCCGCCTCCTCCAGTATCTCCCCGTCGGCCGCCGCCGCGTCGATTGCGGCGCCGATGATCTCCGCCCCGTCCGGGCGGTCTAGGCGCAGCAGCTCCCCCGCCGCGCCCAGCACGTCCCCGCGCGGCGTCCGGGTGTGCCCCTGCTGTTCCGCCGCCTCCTCCAGTACGTAGATCAGCGCCGCCCGTAGCCGGCCGGGATGGGTGGGCTCGATTCCCATTTTCAGCGCCGCCAAATCCAAGCGCTTGAAGCCGAACCCCTTGATTTCACCGGCGATTTTATAGGGGTTTTCCTTGAGGATAGAGATTGTGGAGTTGCCGAACCGCTCAACGATGGACCGGATTTGCCAGTTTGTCAACCCGAATCCAGCCAGCCAGGTGGCCGCCTGGTTGTACGCGGCGGTTTTGCGCCATTCATCGCGCAGCAGCAGGATTGTGTCGATTTTTACACCAGCGCAGCGCGCCATTTCGGCTTGGCGAAAATCCAGGGCGTTCTCCCAGTCGGCGGCGAATTTCGCGGCTAGTTTCGCGGCCTTAGACGGGCCGATGCCCTTCATTTTCTTGTTGCCAGCGATGTAGGCGGCGAGGGCATCTGCGCTGGCGTCGGGCATGAGGTAGGTAAGCGCTTCGGCTTTGAACTGCCACCCATATTTAGGGTGCTCCCCCCATGATCCGGTGAGGCAAACCCGCTCGCCGACCGCCACGGCGAAAGGCCCGGCAAAATTTTGTTCTCCGAACCGAGTAGCAATTACGCCAGCGGAATATTTCGGCGAGGCGAAAAAAACGCGCTTCACCTCGCCGGATATGGTCTCGGTTGGTGCGCCGCTCATTGTTTTTTCCGCAGCGCTTTGGCGACGCGGGCCAGGTCCACCTCCGGGCCGCCATTAATGCGCACGGTCGCCCGGGGCTCCTGCTCCCCCAGCGGTAGCAACTGCTGCTGCTCCTGCCAGGTGTCCACCAGCACGAGGTGGCGCTGTACGCACTGCTGTAGCGCCTCGATCTGGTCAGGCCCCAGGATCGCCGCGCCAGTCATGGTCAGCCGCACGTCGGCGCGGCCAAAGTTCGGACCAGCCGGCTCGATTTTCATTTTTCGCCAGTGGATACCGGCGATAGTCACGATATGCTCGCCCTCGTGCTCCAGTACGAGGTAATCCAGCAGGGCGTAAGTGGGGACGGTGACGCCGTAGTAATCGCGCAACTCGCCGTCCGCGTCCCACAGGAGCGATGACAGTTTATCGCGCCCCGATTTGAGTATGTCCGCGATGTTGTCAGCGGTCGCGATTTTCTCGATTTTGAACGAGAACTCATTGGCGGCCTTGGTCTCGCGCTCTTGGTAACTTATGATTTTCATTGACGTTTCTCCTTGTTACGGCATTTGTAGGTACTCACTCCCGCGCCACAGCCGGCCGCGCTGGCCAGCCGGCGGGCGGGCGCCCCAGGACTTGAAATACACCGGGATTTCCCGGGCCTGGCAATGCTCCATGATCGCATCCACCCAGGCGGCCTGCATCGGCCGCGCGCCGCGCCCGGTCTCGCCGCCCAGGATCACCCAGTCCGGTCGGTAGTCACCCGTCACCGCCAGGTCTATCGGCCCCAACAGCGGCTCCAGGCTCAGATAGGTGGGCCAGCCCATGGTCTGTAGATGGCCGATGTAGGACGCGCGCTCCTCCAATCGCGCCTGCGTCTCCGCCGTGGCCCCGAAGCGCAGGTGGGCGACGGGCAAACGGTCGAAAAGATGCAGCCAGGCCATGATCGGCCGCTTGGTCAGGATCAAAAACTCATGCCAGGGCTGGGCCGTCATCGCGTCCAGGGCGGCGTCGATAAAATCCGGGGCGACCAGGGTGTGGAAAAGGTCGTTCCAAACGGCATACGTGGTGGGGACCTTGCGGCGGCGGCTGGCCTCCAGCGGCTCCAGGCTTGTCCGGACCACGCTGTTGAATGCGCCTTTTAGATTGGTCAAACCCTGGTAGCGGGCGGCGATTTTGGGGTTGGCTTGACGCTCGCGCATCGCGGCGGCGGCGGCCGCCCAGCAGTGGTCGCAGCCCTCGGAGACGGGCGAGCAGCCGTCCACCAGGACCAGGGGCTTATCCCAGTAGCGGCCAGCCAGTCGGTTTTTTTTCGTGGTCATTGCGCCCTCTCGAACTCAATCCGGCATACCGGGTAGTCGGCCGGGATAAGTAGGCCCAGATACGGCCGCCAAAGCTTGGCCGTTTTCGCGCCTGACAGGCGCTGGTACAGGTCCATATAGGCCTCGCGGGTGGTGATCGGCTCCCCGGCCGCGTCCAGCACGCACTCTCGCGCCACGTCCTCCTCTGTGATATTTTTCAGCCGCTCAAAGCGCAGGCTCGTGATCATGATCCGGTACGGGCCGGGTGCGGTCCTGGACGATTTGACCGCGTGCTTCTGGCCGACCCACCAGTGGTCCCGCTGGTTCCGAAAAATCAGCCGCAAATCCTGCGCCGGACTGGTCACCAATGCGGCGAGGCAGCCCCATCTATCCGGCGGCTCATCTATATCGCAGAGTATATCTTCCGGGTACAGCGCCCGGCGTGTGACGGTTTTGCGCCCGGCCAGCACAGCCTCGTAGCTCCCTGGGGCGGAAAAGATTAACGCCATTTTGCACACTCCTATTCTTCCTTCGCTATTCGCCGCCCCAGGTAGAGCCATGCGAGGTATTTTTCCAGCTCATTTTTCTCCTTTTCTCTCTGGAGTATCTCAGTAGCATACGGAGTCAAAATCGCGTCCCGCGCTTCCTGGTCTTCGTAGCGCGATGTGGCAGATAGGATTTTTTCAAATATTTCTTTCCTCTCTGTCAGTTGGCTTTCCAGTATTTTGAGGTATGCTTTTTCCAGCGCGGACGTTTCCGCGTAATTTGGCCGTTGCGTCGGTGCGGAAAAGATTAACGCCATTAGCGCACCTCCTATTCCACCGCCAGCGAGGTAAGCCATTCCTGGCACGCTTCCATCTCCGCGACCGTCTGGTGCCACACCAGATCGTTGTCTGCGAGGTCTGTCAGTGCGGCATTGGCGGATAGCAGGTTCATGCCGAAATGGGCAGTGAGCGCGGCATGGAGCGCGGCCAGCGCGGCTATCTGGGCAGCGATGCGGGTAGGGTCAGGCGGCGGTTGCGTCGCCCGGATGCACTCCTTGCAGCGTATTTTTCCGTCAGGCTCTATCGCCATGATGCCCAGCGCAAATAGCTCGGCGGTCACGTCGGCGCCGCAATACGAGCAATATTTTTCCTTCATGGTCATTCCTCAACCTCCTGTTTTGATTGTTGTTTTCCCCCACGGCCTCGCGGCCTGAGCGCTTCAAACCCCTGGAGCAAAAACCGCGCGGCCCACTCGATGCAGACGTGGCGCGGCCCCCCGAAAATCACCGGATAGCCGTAGTCACGAGTGATGGCGAACGTGGCGCCCATGACAGACGCCGGGTGCGCCTGTGACTGGTAGTAGTGGCGATACACGTCCTCGGCCGTCCCCTCGATGATGATGCAGCCGTAGGCGCTGGAGTCCAGTCCCCGTTGTAACTCCGCTAAAAAGCGCTCCCTTTGGAGTATGACCGACCCCACGAAATCATCGAGGTTTTTGCGCTCGACGAACAGGCGGTCCTCATATCCGGCGAGCGAGTAGTCTCCCACCGGGAGGGCCGCCCGGACCGGGCCGTCGAACGGCCCGCCGGCGGGGAACGCCCATGGGTGCTGTTCCCGGGTGTCTATGATTATGATCGGCTTACTCTTCATTGGAGTAATACTTTCTGTATATCACCGCTGCTTTTTTCCAGGCGGCGGCCCTGGCGGCGGTCCAGGCGGCGGCCCAGGCGGCGGCCCTGGCGGCGTCCCAGGCGGCGGCCCTGGCGGCGGCCCTGGCGGCGGCCCCGGCGGCGTCCCAGGCGGCGGCCCTGGCGGCGGCCCCGGCGGCGTCCCAGGCGGCGTCCCTGGCGGCGGCCCCGGCGGCGGCCAGCTCCAATGCCGTCGCCGCTCCAGCGGCGTACCGCCGCGAGGTCTCCACTGCCACTCGGGGCCTGGGGTCATCTGGGTATATTTTCTCCCACACGGTGAGCGCAATCTGCTCCACCAAATCGCAAGAGAAAAGCCTCGCCGTTTTTTCGGCGTCCGGGTGCAGGTCCGCCCGCAGCGCCCAGACCGCATCCTGTATCCCGTTGATCTCCAGTATCCGCGAAAGCAGGATCGGCGCATCATCGCCCCAGTCAGGGCCGAGCGCGGCAACCAGATGCTCGTATCGATCCCGGCAGGCTTTTTTTTCGCGCAGTTGCGCCAACGTCGTGTAATGATTCATCTTTCCTCGCTTTGCTCCTTGAAAAACCAGTCGCAGCAGGTACAGGACACGTACTGCCTATATCCGCCCCCGGCCAGGCCGAACCCCAGGTCCACCGGCGAGCCGCACAGCGGGCAGTAATCGCCAGTAGCGGCGGCCCCTGCGGCCAGACCTGCTCGTACCGCTCTATGTAATCCGGCTGGCGTATCACTTGAACACCTCGCCGGTCTCGGGGTTGTTGCCGGCCGCATCCTCCTGCGCCCGATGAAACACCGCGTCCAGTGCGTCATCATCGTTGTTTTCCAGCGCCGCCCGCGCCGCAACCGAAGCGGCCGGTAGGTCCACCAACGCCCCCACAGCGCTGATTTGTTGAATGATCTCAAGGCTAAGCGGCATGTCCTTGGCCAGCTTCCGCACCGCTGTTTTTTTCCACATTTCCGCCGGCGCCGTCTGCCACGGCGAGGAGTCAGAGCCGCTCAGTTTGTTGTATTTTCGATGCCGCTCCACCTCGGCGGCGTCGCACCAAACATAGTGAATCGGCTCCCCGTTCTTAATCGCAACGGCGTAGGCCAGCACCATGGCGCCACGGTCCGCGACCGCCAGATTGGGCTTGTGCGTCAGCTTCGGCGGAAGCCCCGCAACGAAACCCCATTCGTCGTTGGAGTAAATCACATCCGGGTATACCGAATCCACCACGCCAGACCGGCGCATGAGGTCCATGAGCCCGCGATACATGATCATCAGCGTAGCCTTACCGCCGCGCGGGACAATCGCACACCGCCCCAGTTGCGGGTCCAGAGGCAGGCCCACCCGGGCCGCCTGCACCGCCGCCATCAGCAGGCTGGCCGGCTCGCAGCGGCGCGGATTGAGCAGATCGGGGAATTGAGCGGTCAACAGAATCAACCCCTGGACAATCGTTTCTGCGTTGATTCCGGCGGTTTTTGGAATCACCTCATCCATCTGCGCGCGCAAAATCGGCGCGTATCGGCGCAGGTCCTTGGGTGTCGAAAATACCAGCGCCGTGCTTTTGTTCTCCATTTCTTACTGCCTCCTAGATCGTGTCGTTGTTTTTGTTGAATACCCAGCGAGAGACGGAAAAACGCTCCACCCGCGCCTCATCGCTCCAGTCCTGGGTTTTGCGGCATTGCGCAAACGTCACCAGGTCTCGGTTGTATTCCATGCGGCCCAACTCCTTGGAGTCCGGATCAAGGTAGAGCGTGCGAATCTGAATGGGCCGCGTGGTGGACACCACCGCGAAATGAAACGACGGATGGACGCCAGTGAGCGCCCGCCACCCGGCGCTGTAAAATGCATCCTGTACGTAGTAGCGAAGCCGGTCGCAGGTGCGCTCGAACTCGCTGACGTTGCCGATGGTTTTGAGTTCGACGATTGAATTTCCCTTGATGTAATCCAATCTGGCGCGACATAATTCGCCGGTGATTTCATCCTGCCAGGCGATGGACACCTCGGATTGCCCACCCTGGAACATCCGCGACGCTAGAGGGTGCGAGAAAATCGCCGCGCGAATATCCCGAATCAGGCACTCTTCATCCGGCGTGAGCACCTCCTGGCCGGCCGCCGCCGCTTCAGCCTCCAGCGCCGCCAGCGCCTCTTTGTACTCCTTGTAGGCGGGGCCTTTGCCCTTAGCCTGCATGTCCGCCACCAGGGCCGCCGCGCTCAACGTGGCCCACGCCCAGCGGTCGGGCTCCAGTACAGCGAGGTGGACCAGAGACCCCAGACGCATGGCCGCCGACGGCTTGATCGGGTTGCCCTCTATCACCACGTGGCGATAGACCGACGGCCCTTTTGCGATTAAATTCAATCCCGATCTGGATATTCCAGGCGCGGCGTGGTACTGCGCCGCCGGCATATCGTAGATGATCGTCATGATTTGCTCCTCCTCCTCCAAAAAGGTTATCAGCATTCAATCCCCCGGTTGGTGTCCCGCCATCCGCTCACTTCATATCTCCGGGTGCTCATTCATTTGTTGCTCCTATGTAGTTATTATAGTATTCTTCATGTATGAATCTTTTCCACGTTTCAAGGCGCTCCGTGTCATCCCCAAACCAACTGTCCAGTACGGTATACGATAGGCGGATACGGGAGGCATTGATATTGGCGGCGAGTGTTGGACTACTTTTTAATATCACTTTATCGAAATCTAACTTTGGCGATTCCGACCTGCGCTCCATCTGGCAATCGAAGAGCTTGTAATTACAATGGTAATTCCAATTTTCCACGCACTCTGCTATGCTTAATCTGCCCGGATTGCTTACGCCACACTTTAGGCACTTGATGGAATATAACATCTCAAACGTTTTGAGTGTGTTCCATTTCAACACTTCTGTTTGTGTTATCAAGTGTGTTGAATTGCATACAGAGCAACGAACAGCATTTTTTAAGCACGCCTGCCGCGCTTTACTCATGATGATCCACCTCCTCCAGCGCCTCTAGGAGGCCGATCAGCGTCATACCCGCCTCGGAGGCCAGGCGCACCAGTGCCTGGCAGGCGTGGATCAGCGCGGCATCGTAGCGGACAGCATACCCCTGTTCCTGCTCGGTATCGAGCCGGATCATCCACAGTACGCCGGGGCCGGCGGGGACGAACCGCAGCGGCCTGGGAGCGCTGGACACCGCCTGACCGGCGGGCCGCCTGGCCACCGGCTCGGCGGGCAGGGTCAAGTCCGCTACACCCGTCATGGTCAGCGGCTCGGAGGACGCCGCTACCTCCGCCGTGGTCAGGACCGATTCGACGGCCGGCTCCGGCGGCTCCGGCTGGCATATCGCCGTGGGGGCAGATCGCGGCGCGCCGTCCCGACGGGCAAGACTCGCCATCCGCTCCCCCGTGGCCATGATATTTTCAATGGCGGTGGCCAGCGCGACTGCATCGCTCGCCGCAAGGTCTGCCCCGGTCTTGCAATTGGCGCAGCGTTTGTATACGCCAGTCATCTGGTTCATCATACACTCGCTTCTTGGGATTTTTGGCGGCGGACCGCAGAGTCCGGGCCGCTCGCACTTGATCATGCTATCAGTCGGCATCGCGCTCCTCCTTATATTCGATTTGTGGTGGGGCCAGCCACCCCAGTTTTTGCGCGTCGGCGACCATGCGGCGCAGCAGATCGCGGCACTCGTCCGCGCACTGATCATGGCCGCCGGCGACGCCAGTGCGCCAACTGGTGATATGTTTTTCCCATATGTACTCGCCGGTCTTCTGATTGATTCTCTGAATGCCGGCGCTGCACACCGCCGTTGGCGCGCCGGGCGCCAGGAAATAGTCCAGTCGCACGACGACATCGGAAAACAGAATGTCGCCGGTGGTGTGCATATACCCCTTTCCGGTCGCGGGCAAAAATGACCGGGTGGCCAGGCCGCCGACGGCCAGGCACTCCAGTAGCGTTTTCCGCGGCTCCTTCTCCATCGTCGCTCCTCCTCCTAAAAAGTGTTGTGAAATCGCCACGTTGCGCAGCGAGCCCTATAAAGCTGGCTCCGCTCCAGTCCCCACAGGCCCGCCGCTAGGCGTTGGCGTCGGCGTCGGAGCATCCGCCAGGTCAGCCCGGCCGTCCGCCAGCGCGATGATCCAGGCCAGTTCGGCGGCGTGCCTCTCGGCCGTCTCCTCCCGCGTCGGCGGCCTGGTATCGGTGAGCAGCCGCGAGACGTAGGCGTCGGTCTTGCCCATCGCGGTCGCTATCGCCCGCTGGGTGATTCCGCGCCGGTCCAGTGCGGCGCGTAAGTCGTGGACATCGTTGAACATTTCAAATCCCTCCTCTCAGGTAAAGCGCCAGTCCGGCGGGCGCGGCGAAAAGCAGGCCCGCAGCCTTCAGCGCAATTAATTCCGGGATGCACCATTCGCCGCCGGCGGCGGGCTCCGCTAGGAGGGCCAGCCCCCCCGCAACGAACAGCGCCAGCAGCAGGAAATTCGTCAATCTTTTCATGGGGTTTACTCCTCCTCCTCGTGTCCGGCGCACTCGCCGGACCGCAGTGCGCTGCACAGGCTCTCCCTGCACAGCCGCCAGTCACCGCGATCATCCCGCTCCTCCCGGCATTGCTCAATCAGAGAATCAACCGCGCCGGCGTAATCAAACCAAAACCGCGCCCGGCGGGTGGGCCATGGCGCCACCTCAGAGCGCGCCTCAATCGCCTCATTGTACCTCATGGCATATCCTCCTGCGTTTGGTGGGGGCCGGAGCCCCCGGTTGATTAAAATCCTCGCTCTCGCAGCGCGAACCCCATCACCGCGTCGACCTCCTCCTCGTCATACTCGCCGAACATGTGCCGGATGTTCTGCTCAGAGAAATACTCTACGATCTCATCATAGGTATTTCCGGGGTCTCCGTAGACATTCAGCCATTCGTGTCGTAATAATTCGATCCTCATCGTCTCTCTCCTCGGTTTTTGTTTTCAGTTTCTCTCGCTCCATCTTTTTTAATCGTATACCATCGGTTATCCGCTGTCAACTGTTTTCGACAACTATTTTCGGTTTTTATTTGTCAACAATTTCCAGTGGTTACGCCAAACTGGCGGTCTTTCAGCCGGCCAGGTGGAGAAAAAATCGGCGCCGCCAGGGCCGAAAACCGCCCGGCTGGGGCTCCACCGGGCCGGATCCGACCCGGATTTGACGCCAAGACCGGTAACCACCCGGAATCTCTGGCGTTTTCCCGGCCGGAGCGCTCCGAGGGGGCGGAAGACGTGGCAAAATGAATGAGATTCATCACATCGTCACGTCGTTGTGATAATTTTTTGACGCCAAAATTCTCAACGAATACGCCAAGTTACGGAGTTGGAGACCCGTTTGTGATGGACGTGATGAAAAAATCTAGTACTTACCGCGCCTGCGCGCGCTCGCGTACGCGCGCACGCACAGGCAACAGGTTTCCGTGATAATCATCACAATATCACGGAATCGGTCAACCACCCGGAATCACTCAAGAAAAGTACGTGATAATTTTTGTGGCGGTGACTAGAAATTCTCAAAATGATACAAAAAAACCAAAACGGCCGGATATGCGTGCGTTACACCCTCCGTCACGCCCCACTGAAAAATACGCCTAAAAACAAACACTTGCAAACTAAGGATAACAGAACTGGATACAAACAAATCGGCGGGATACGCCAAAAAAACAAATACGTTGCGTTTTTTGTTGCGCGGCGAAAAAATATCGCATATAATCATGAGTATTGGTCATCCGCGCAACGGATGGTGAAACAAAAACGAGTGGAGTAAATAATGGACGCTGAAAAAATCAAAACCATCCAGGCTCTGGCCCGCAAAATCATCGTGCTGTGCGGGGAGTGCGACACGCCGGCGGTGGGGCGATGGGACGAACAGTTCGCGCGCTCCTGCCTCGTGTACATCCCTGGGGCGGAGGCGTCCTCCAGTGAGATATTATATGCGTTGTTTGCATGGTCGCAAGATCAGGCGATCCCGATCCCGATAGGCAAAAGTCTGCCGCGCGAAATTTGCAAAACGCTCAGACGAGCCGGATGCCGCTCCATTACCGCCCGGATCGAGAGAGGTGATACCCGCCGCGTCTGGCGAGGCGTAAAAGTCATCTAAACTTCCCCCTTGACAACTCTCCCCCTCCTGGCGCACTATTACGTCAGGAGGCTTCAATGAACCCGCGCGGCCGTGAAACCAAATACAACCCCGATCTGGTCAAGGTTTTGTGCGAGCATCTCGAAGACGGTTTCACCGTTGGAGTTTCCTGCGCCGAGTCGGGCATTTCGACCTCGTGCCTGTACCGCTGGCTGGCGGACGACAAGCCGGAACATGATGATTTAAGGGATAAATTCGCGCGGGCTACCGCTAGAGCGCAACGGCGATACGAAGAAATGCTCAAGGTTGCAGTCGCTTCAAAAAAAGACCCGACGGTTATACTGAGCATCCTCAAGCTGCGCTATCCGAAGGACTGGCATGATCCCAAGCGGGAGATCGAACTGTCCGGCGGTCTGGCGATCACCAACAACGACGAATCGGCGCTTGAGAAGCTTGCGAAAAAATTCGGCAAGAATACCGCCGACTTGCGCGCCGAACTGGAAAAAAAAATGGGCGGTGACGATGGCTCGTAGCAGCCGCGCCGCCCTGGCGCTCATGGAGATCGAACTTCAACTGCGCGCCGAACAGCGCGCTTCCCGTCCTGGCCCGCTGCAAGAGCATCAACTCCCCCCTCCTGGCGACTGGTCCACCTGGCTATTTTGCGGTGGACAAGGCACAGGGAAAACTCATACGGGAAGCGTGAGTGTAATCAACCACTTGCGCCAATATGGAAAAGGCGCTCGTGTAATTATTGCGGGCGCGACGCGCGATGACGTGCGCAAAGTGTGCCTCGAAGGGCTTTCGGGAATTATGACTCTAGCCGCACCAGACGAGATCAAACTGAACCGCTCCACCCTGGAGGGGTGGCACGAGGATGGCGGCCGCATCTATGCGCTGGGTGCGGAGGTTCCTGAGCGTTTCCGGGGACCAGAGGCGACATTGCTCTGGGCGGATGAAATCCGGTCCTGGAACCCGGACTCCTGGGATGTGGCCGTACTGCGTGCGCGCTTGGAGCCGGCTCCGGGTGTGGGGCCGCGCAAGATCGTGACTAGCACGCCGCGCCCGTGTGCGCTCATGCAGGACATGATCGCAGACGCAAAAAGTCATCCTGAAAGAACAGTGGTCTCCTATGGCGCCATGGCCGATAATATTTACTTGTCTCCCAAAGCGCGCGCTGAATATTACGAAAAGTTCGGCGGAACAAAGATGGCGGCCCAGGAGCTATTCGGGCAAATGACCTATGAGGATGATGGGGCCATGTGGCGGTCAGGGATGATAGACCCGCATCGGCGCAGTAATCCCGCCGACTGGCCCGAGTGGCGGCAGACCGTGCTGGCGATTGACCCGGCGGTGACCACCGGCCCGCGTTCGGATGAGACGGGCCTGGCCGTGGCCTCGGTCGGCGCGGACGGCCACTATTACCTGAGACACTCGGATGGCGGGCGGTGGGAGCCGGAGAAATGGTCAAGCTTGGCCTTGACATTGTTCCGGGAATATGCTTGTGATTACATAGTGGTCGAAACAAACCAAGGCGGCCAGATGGTAAAATCGACGCTGGAAAACGCTTGCAGGCAACTCGATACACGGCTCCCGCCGACCAAGGATTTTTCGGCGATAAAGAGCAAGCCCCAGCGCGCGCTCCCGATTTCCTTGCTCTATCAGCAGGGGCGCGTTCACCATTGCGGGGTATTCATCGAATTGGAATCGCAGATGATGCAGCTAAAACCGGACCATGATGATCGGCTTGATGCTGCTGTTTATGCGTTGGCGGAAGTGTCCTGTCCAGCGCCGGACTTCTCGAAGGTGACCACGCTCCGGCCCCGGCTGTTTGATCCGCGCGGTAGGCGAGACGGCTTAACCGCGTGCAACTTGAGGATGTAATGGCGCGACGACGCAAACGATACGCAGTTGAGGGGACGGCTCCAGTGATGGCGACCATGCCGCGCGCCGACCTGCGCCCGCTGCCGTTGCGCCTATCGGTTGACCCGTACATCATGCGCCTGTTCGGCGAATCGGTTCGTATCGACACGGACTATCAACTCTACTACGGCGGTAAGAGCTGGTCGGACCTGTACGATGTATTGCGGGACCCGCAGTGGCTGGCGGCGTGGACTCAGCGGCGGGCGGAATCATGCCAGGCCGAATGGGAGGTCCGGGCGTGGGACCCGGGCGATGAGCGGGAGCAGGAAATCGCCGATGCGGTGTGGGATATGCTGCAACGCCTACATCTGGAGACGGTCCGGGAGGCGGTGGTGCAGGCGGTGCCCTGTGGCTACAGCGTGCAGGAGGTCATGTGGGCGCGGCGCGGCGGGATGATCGTCCCCGGGGAGATACTGAGCAAGCCGCCCTGGTGGTTCGACTTTGATATAAACGGCGCACTGTTGTTCAACGACGGCGGCGTAACTTATCGGCCGGTTGCGGACCGGAAATTCCTACTGTCGCAGCATGGAGCCGATGAGAATAATCCTTACGGCAACAAGCTGGCGTCGGTTTTGTACTCGTTGGTCTGGGTGAAGCGTCACGCCTGGAAATTCGGCGCGGTGTTCCTGGAAAAGTTCAGCGTTCCCGCGATCTTAGCGCACTACGCCAGGACGGTTAGCGAGCAGGACCGGGCGGCGCTGCAGGACGCGATTGAGCAATGGGGCGTAGACCAGGCGCTGTTGATTCCCGAGGAGGCGAAAGTCTCCATTTTGGCCAACAGCAACGCAAGCGGCCAACATCTGCCTCATGCGCAGATGATAGCAGAGGTAGACCGGATAATCGCCAAGGTGGTATTGGGCGGGTCGCTGACTCTGGAGGCGGGGAGCGATGGCGGGCGCGGGACGCGGGCTCTGGGCGGCGTACACCGAGAGTCGCTTGACCTGCTTGTGTCGGCTGATTCGCGCTTGATAGAGCAGACGTTGGGGACGCTGATCCGGTGGATTGTCGATTACAACTGGGGGCCTCAAGAAAACTACCCAGAATTTCGTAACATCGTTGACCGCGACGAATTGGATACTGAGCGCAACGAGAATTTGCGGGAGTGGTACAAACTGGGTCTGCCCGTGGCGCTGGAATCGATCTACGAGGCGGCGCAGCTTGATCCGCCAGCCGATGACGCCGAGATACTGGAGCCTCCCCCGTCGCCTCCTCCTCCTCCTCCCGACGGCGTGGCCCTGGCCCGTGGTCCGGGGGGCTCCAGTTTGTCGGCGTTCGCGGCTGGCCCTGGCCCTGGCCCGATAGAGCGGGCTGCGCGGGCTGCGGAGGCGTACTCGGAGCGAGTACGGGTGCGGGCGGAGGACGTGGTCCTGGCGGCCCACGCCGGGGCGTTCGAGCCGCTGGTGGCCGACTTCCGGGCCATGAGCCGTGCGGCTGATGGACTGGACGCCATGGCGCAGGCGGTCGGAGCCTACGAGATAGAGCTACAGACGGATCAGATGCAGCAGGCGCACGCGATGCCGGCGGTCGCGGGCGTCGGGGCCGCGCTGGGCAACGTGCGGTTGCTGGGGCGGCTGTACGGACTGGGCCGGATGCGGGCGGAAATCCAAGCGCAGGTGGACGCGGAGAAATTTTCGGGCCGGCTCCAGTACGATGATCGGGCGGAGCTAGTGGCCGATGTGGCGTGGGACCAGGACCCGCAGGCGGTGCTAGATCGGCTGGCGGCGCGATACGACGTGGCCCCGGAGGCGTGGGCGACCATGCAGGGTGTGGAGCGTGCGGCGGTCTGGTCCTACGCCTACGCCCCATGTGCAGAACTGGTGACGGAAGTCAAGGGGATGATCCAGAACGCGGCGGCGCGGGGGACCAGCTTCTACGATTTTCAAGTTGAACTCGAAGACGCATATATCAAGCGCGGTCTGATTGCTCCGCTGGCGGAAGGCGGCCGGCTGGGCCAGGTCCTGGCGCCCTGGTATGTGGAGACGGTTTTCAGGACAACGCTTTTTGACGCATACGGGGCGGCCCGCTGGCGGCAAATGCGGGAGTCGCGGGACTATATTCATTATTGCGAATGGGTAACGGCTGGGGACCAACGGGTGCGGCCGTCTCATGCGGCGCTGGAAGGTGTGTACCGAATTGACGACATTCCAGCGCGGCCGCCGATTGATTACAAGTGCAGGTGTCTGCTGATTGGCATAACCGAGGGGCGGCGCGGGGAGAACAACTACACCATCCGGGAGGATGCGGATTTGATCGGTTCGACGGCGCGCGGCGGATTTGGAGGGCTTGATGATTAAGTCGGATTGGATAGAAATTGCGCGGAGCGGGCACTATCCGGGGAAGGTGCCCTTGACCCGGGGCATGTTCGAGGAAATGGTCGCGGCGTTGCCTCGTCTCACGGACGGCGTACCGCTGACCATCGGCCATCCGGATGGGGAGGCTCTAGCCTGGGGCTGGGTGACCGCGTTGGACGTGCGCGAAAATGGGGAGAGCGGCCCGGACCGGGGTTGGTCATTGTGGATGCAGGCCGACTTGCAGGATGAACTCGCCGAAATGGTCCGGTCCGACAAACTGCGCAATCGGAGCATCGGGATAGACCAGGACCCGACTGGCGCGTGGTACCTGTGGCATGTGGCGTTCCTCGGGGCGGTTGCCCCGGCGGTTCCCGGCATGGAGAAAATCAAAATGAGCGCTGATAAGAGTAAGCAGCGCTGCGAGGTTTTTGAGTTCGCCGCAGCGGGCGGCGATGGTGATACGAAACAGTCCAGAAAAGGAGATAACATGCTGGACAAAAAAAGCGCGCCGCCCGCACCTGGCGGCAACGATCCGGCCCCGGGGATGCAGGAGCACACCCCGGCCCCGGTGAACGAGGACTACTCCTACGCCGCCAGCGCCGAACTGGCCAAGCTGCGGCAGGAGTTGGAGGCGGAACGGCGTCTGCGCCGGGTGAGCGAGGCGTCGGCGTTCTGCGAGCGGCTGGCGGCCGAGGGGCGACTGACCCCGGCCATGTCGGCGGGGCTGCCTGAGCTACTGGCGGCCCTCCCGGATGGTGAGGCGTCTGCGTTCAGCTACTCGATTTCGGGCGCGGAGAAAAAGACCAACCCGGCGGCGTTCATGCGCGCGTTTCTGGCGAGTCTGCCGATCGCGGTGGATTTCTCCGAGCGGGCGAAACGGCCGGCCGGTCAGGGCGCCATGCCCCCGGGCGGCGATGGAATCGAGGCGCAGATTAACGCCTATCTGGCGAGCAACCCGGGTGCGTCCGTCGTCACGGCGGTCCACGCCCTGTCCCAAAAGGAGGACTAAACATGACCGCAACCAACATACAAGCCTCTCGGGGTGGGATACGGGTCTCGGTCCCGACCGCGACGACCACCTTGGTCAAGGGCCGGTTTATCACCCCGGCCGGCGCCTATGCCGGCGCGGGCGAGCACGCCAGCCTGGTCTCCGTGGACGATTACTCCACCGATGGGTACATCGCCTGTCAGCAGGGCGGGGAGTGCATGGTGGAGACGGCCGGCGTCATCGCGATTGACGCCGAGCTCGCGCTTGCCGCCAACGGGCGAGTCAAAACGCGCGAAACGGAAGATTATTGCAACGGGTACGCGCGACAGGCGGCCGGCGGGGCCGGGGAATTCATCCTGGTCAACCTGGAGCACGGCTACAGCATCAGCGCCGATGACGCCCTGGCCGCGCATATCGCCGACACGACCGGGGCGCACGCGGCGAGCGCCATCAGCGTACTGGATACCGCCACCCGGTACACCGGCGCGGATGTGGAGACCTGCCTGGCCGAGATCGCCGGCGCCGGCCGGACCACTGAGACGATCAAGGCCAACGCCACGGCCATCGCCGGCCACCTGAGCGACACGACCGACGCCCATGCTGCGAGCGCGGTGAGCGTAGTGACAAGCGCGTTTGCGGGCGTCCTGAGCGCGGCTGACGACACTGTGCAAAAGGCCCTGGACACGATCGACGATCATGGGCATACCGCAGCCGCCATCCCCGTGGTGGACGCCGGTAATTTATACACGGAAACGAATATCGAAACGGTGCTGGCTGAAATAGCGGGCGTCGGGCGCACCACGGAGACCCTGAAAAGCATTTCCGATCACACCGGCGCGGCATCTGCGGCTCATGCGGGCAGCGCCATCGCCGTCACCTCGGCCGGGTTCACCGCCGCCCTGCTGGCGCTGGCCCCGGGGCCGACCACCGTGCAGGCAGTGGCCGTCGCGATGGACGCCATCGCGGACGGGACGACCATCGATGCGACGGCCGTCACCGGAAAATTAAAAATCGCGGACGGTGGAGTCGGTGTCTCCAAGTTGGGCGCTGGCGCGGTGGGCGTGGGCCTGGAACTGAACGCGGGCGCGGCTCGCGTCGCGGCTCCGGCTGCGGCCTCGGGCCTGGGCGGCGGCGCGGGCGTGTCGCTCGTGGTCAACCCGGACAACTCCACCATTGAGCTTACCGCTGTCACCGGCGAGGTGAAGGTCAAGGACCTCGGAATCACCACCGGCAAGATCGCGCTGCTGGCGGTGGACACGCCGCAATTGGCGCTGCTGGCGGTGGAAAACGCGCAAATCGGATTGCTCGCCGTGGACTCCCCGCAGATCGCGGCCGGAGCAATCGACTTGGGGCACATGTCGGCCGACTCCGTGGACTCCGACCAGTACGTCGATGGTTCAATCGACCTGGTGCATATGTCCGCCGATTCGGTTGATTCGCCGCAGTATGTGGACGGCTCTGTCGACGTGATACACTTGGCCGTCGCCGCCAAGCCGCTGGTCCAGATTCCGTTCGAGGTCGATCTGGCCGACATCGTGGGCGTGCAGGACATCATCACCGACTATCTGCCCGGATTCGCGTTCGAGATCGTCAAGTTCGACGCGGTGGTCACGAAGGCGGTCACCACGCCGGCGAAGGACATCACCTGCGTGCTGGACATCGGAGCCAATCCGGTCACCGGCGGCTCGTTGCAGCTGGCCGGAACGTTCACGCTGGGCGCGCGCCAGGCGTCCACCGACATCACGGCCGCCAACACGGGCAACGCCGCAGCCGTGCTGACCATCAAATGCAGCGTGTGCACGGCCGCCTTTGTCGAGGGCCGCGCGTCGTTCCATTTGACCCTGCGGCAGACCGACTAACCATTTCCGGGGGCTCCAGCCCCCATTTTGAAAGGTATACGCAAAAATGAGCAGAATAGAATTTGGAAGGAACGATCAACGCGGGTCGGCTTACACTTTGGCCGCCGACGCTGGGCTCGCCGATAGGCTGTGGAGCAAATTCGCGCGTGACTATCAGCGCAAATCCATCGCGGCCCGGGTGGCCCGCTCGTTCGCCGACCGGGCCGATTCCCTGCGCCTGGTTGATCCGGTGCTGACCAATATCGCGCAGGAGTACAGGGGACAGGACTACATCGCCGACATGTTGTTCCCGACGATACCCGTTTCGGCGCGCGCCTTCGAGTATCCGATATTCGGAAAAGAGGCGTGGATCGACAACAGGGCAATCGCCCTGCGCGTCGCCGGGGAGGAGCCGCAGGTGCTCCTGAGCAACGTCACCACGGGGTCCGCCACCACCATCGATCGCTGGATTGCGACCGCCGTGGACGATACTGAGATGCAGGAGGCCACGCCCGGGACCGAGCGGCTGACCACTATGGCCGGCCTGGTCGAGTACCTCATGGAGCAGAAAATGCTCTGGCTGGAGGCAGACGCGGCCGAAATAGTCATGAACTCCGGTTTGTACGTAAGCGGAAACACCAGCTCGCCCGGAACCAAGTGGGACGCTGCGGGCGGCGATTTCCAGGGCGATTTCGTGGGCGCGTTGGAGGTCATCAGCGGCAATGTGGGCGCGAAAGCGAATACCGTTCTGATGAGCCCGGGCGTCTGGTATTCGATGCTCAAAAATTCGCAATTCCTGGCGCCGAACGCCAACGCGGCCGTCGTTGGTCCTCCCGATGTGCGCACTTGGTTTGCGCAGTTTGGAATCAACCGCGTCCTGGTGGGCGAAGCGTTCAAAATGCTGCCGGCCGACTCCTCGGTTGAGCGCCTGTGGGGAACCGAGTATTTCTGGCTCGGCTACGTCGCACAGAGCGTCCAGGCCAACATCCGGCGTCCCTCATTTGGGTACAAATTCGCGAGGTCGAGCTATCCGCAGATTGTCCCCGAGCGGAACGCCTACGGCGGATGGACCAAGGTTCGCGTTTGGTCTTGCGAACGGCCGGTCGTGACCTCCTATCCGGCGGCCTACCTGTTCTCCAACGTGCTGGCGTAAGGTACTCTTCATGGCCTACTGCACCTATGCGGACCTCGAAACATACAGGCTGAACGCGGACAAGCTGGCGGAACTGAGCGCGCATGACCCCGACGGGACGGTCAACACCGCGCGTATTACGGCCGCCTGCGAGGATGTATCCTACCGCATCGACTGTTACATCCGGGGCCGCGCCACGCTGCCAGTGACGGACGCCGACACGCTGGCGTTCCTGCGGGGAATAGCTCTCGACCTTGCAGTGTGCGCTCTTTTTACGCGGTACAGCGTACCGAGTGAGGAGACGACGAAAGAGTGCGATAGGGCCGTGGACATGCTTGAGGCCATCCGGGACGGAAAGATGTTGCTCCCCTCTGGCGGCGCGATTGCTGCGCCCCCAGGGGTGTGGGCCAAATCGAATCTGCGCACTTTGACGATTGGCGGCGACACCTCGGATTCTGAATCCGAGGGTAACCTGGACTATTTCCCATGAGCGAGTTGGATCAATGGCGCAGGTTCATGCGTGACTTCACTCGGAGAGTATCCGATTTGGGGCCGGTCTTGCGTGAAATCGGGGAAGAGGGCATTGCCGACAGCGTGACGAATGTGCGGCGGGCGGAGACGCCAACCGAGCGGCCGTGGGCTGAGCTGCGGCCGAATACCGTGCTCAATAAAGCGCGGCTGGGGAAGACGCGGCCCGGGATCATGAGTGGGCAGATGCTGCGACTCTTGATGAAGGTGGACGTGGGCGCGGCGGTTGTGCATTGGGGAACCAATGTGCTGCATGGCGCATACTTCCACAAGGGGACCAAGAAACATCCGATAGAGGCTAAGCGGCGCAAGACGCTGGCCTGGTTCGGCGCGGGGGGATGGCATTTCCCGCGCGCTGTCGAACATCCCGGCCAGGTGGGGCGTGAGTGGGTGGGGATTGGACCGCGACTGGAGCGGCTGATTTCCAAAATCCTGCATCGCCATATCGATGAGGCGGCGCGGCGCGGGGGGTCAGCATGACCCGCTGGCGCGAAACGATTTACTCCTACCTGGAGACAGTTTTGAAAACGGCGGCGCCGACCGGCCCGGGTTGCAACCGGGTGGAGCGGCGACGGCTGTTCGAGGAACTGCTGACTGAAACCAAAGAGGGAAAAATCGCGCTACCGGCCGCCTGGGTTCCGCCGTTCGGGGCAATCGACACCGAGGTCGCGGAAGTTTTCTCGCCGTCGGGGATAGTTGAGGCGCGGGCGATATTCTCCGCCGATGCGGGCGCAACTTACTATCGGCGCCAGTGGAGGCGGGTGGACAACTGCGAATGGACGCCGCAAATCCTGCTGTGCGTCAAGGACTTCGCGGCGGCCGATGCCGTGCTACCCAAGCTGCGCGCGCTCCTTCCTGGCTACATAACGCAAACGTACACCATGGCCCGACCGGACCAGGCCGAAGACGATGTTGTGGCGTTGCGCGCATACATTGACTGGCGCACGAGCGGCCAGGTGTACATGAAGAATTTTCAGGCGCAATACGTTTTTTGGAGTATCATGATCCGGTTCAGTTACGGGATTTACGCCCTGACGGACCGCTTGGTTAAACCGTTCTCCGTCGCGCTGGCGGAGCCTGCTGCTTAAGGGAGGCTACGAAATGGGTATCGCTTACGGCGCGTTTGACATGAACGTCGCCGACGCCTCCGCGCCGGTCAACCCCACCGCGCGGATCAACAACTTTGGCGTGCTGGGCTATTGCACGGCGATGAGCGCCAACAGTTGGAAGAAGGTCAACGGCTACTCCGACCTTGACACCGAGATCGGGAAGGGGCCGTTGCGGGAGTTCCTCAACCAGTTTTACACCGAGGCGACCAAGAAATCGCGGTCGATCACGGTCATCTGCGCCACACAGGGGACCGCCGGGTACAATTCGGCGGTGACGCAGGTGGGCACCGGCGACAGCGAACTGGTAGTCACCGGATCAGCCAAGTGGCATGTCGAATGCGTCGTGACCATCGTTTTGGGTGCGCTGGTTTCGGGAGGCACCTCCACGGCGAAAATCAGCTATGACGGCGGCGAGACCTACGAGGATACGGTGACCATTCCGGCTACCGGCATCATGCCTATCGACGCCGACTTGGGGCTGACCCTAACGTTCGAGCACGCCGCCGAACTGACCGCAACCGGAGACACCTACAGCTGGGGATGCATCCCCAAGTCCATTCCGCTGGGCGACGCCGACACCGCCGGAAGCATTCTGGGCGAGCTGGCCGCGTACTTCGACGAGGGGACCGCCCCCTGGCCCGAGGCCATCCATATCTGCGACAAAATCGCCCCGGCCGGCGTGACCGCGCTCAACACCCTGGCGGGGACGCGGCTCGACCTCAAGGCCCCCTGCATGTTCACCGGCGAGTTCCGGCGCAACCACGATTCGGGCGCCGCCTACATCGCGGAGACCGTCGCGGAATACGTCTCCGACATTCAGGGCGCCACCGAGGGCTATGCCCACGCCAGCGCGACCTCGAAGAAGTGGTTCGGCTGGATATTGGGCTACCCGGTCATCACCGGCTGGGACGCCACAATCCGCGCCGAAAGCCCGGCCGGCTCCATCTACGGCGTCATGGCGCGGCTCTCCAAATTGTCGGACTCCGCTGGAGCGACCTACATCAACGGCGCCAGCAACAAGCTCTCCGGCACGGTCCATTCCCTCCAGTTCACCGACGCCCAGAACCAGACGCTGAATGAGCTGGGCGGCTCACTCATACGCGGCTACCAGGGCGCCCAGGGCTACTGGCCGAGCCGCATGGGCACCAACGCCGGCAACACCAGCGCCTACCAGATGTTCGACCGGATGCGGGTCATGATCCTGGCCTGCGGCGAGGTCTTCGCCCGGCTGTTCCCCTATATCGACGTGGATATGAGCGGGGCCGAAGCGACCGCTATGGAGCCGGCGACCCTTTCCGCCGACCTGACCGCCTGGTTGACCTCGCGGCTGAGCCAGTACGTGACCAGCATCGCCGCAGAGGTTGTTGACGACCCGGAGGTCCTCGACTCCCTCGAAGTGGACATAACCCTGACCGCGCTGTCGAAGGCCAGCGAGATCACCGCCAACCTGACCATGACCGAGCGCGTGGCGGCATAACGCCAAAAGGAGCAATAAAATGGGCGCCGAAGTGAACGGCAAAATGTATGATTGGGGCGACCTGGAAATCTCTGGGATGCCCGGGGTCAACGTGGGATTCACCACGCTGACCTATGAGGACGAGATGCCGGTGGAGTTGCAGCACGGCAAGGGCCGGTTGCCGCGCGGCTACACCCAGGGCGGGTTCTCGGGCTCCGGGAGCCTGGAAATGCACGAGGACAGCTACCTTCGGCTGAATCTGGCGGCGACGGCTCTGGCGGGCAGCGTCTACGGGTTGGAGCCGTTTCCGCTCATCGCAACGTTGTATGATGCGGGCGCGGTGGCGGCCACGCTGACCCTGCCGCGCGTGAAATTTGAGCGGCGTTCTCGCAGTCTGGGCAGCGCTGGCAGCGCCGACGCGGCCAAGGTAACGTTGGCCTTCAAGTACATGGGTGAACCAATTGAGGTGGGGGTATAATATGCGCTACATGGAGGAGCCAGAACTGATTCTCGCGGGTGAGAAACTGGGCCGGGAAATCCGCGAGCAAACCAGCAACGATGGGACCGTGGTGGTCTATTGGGCTTATCCCGCCAACAGGCCGCTACAGGCGTTCGCGCGGTCCGCGATGGTGACCAAACCAGCCAAGATGCTGGATTCCTTGGCGGAAATGGTTTTTCCGGACGGCGCGCTGCGGAATCAGTGGGAGCGGGCGATCACGGACCATCCGCTGTTGGAGTCCGACGTTCTGGGCGAAATTCTCGTTGACCTCGGGTTCAACGCCGATCAGATCACCAGGGACCTGGCCATTGGCGAGTCCGTGCAGGGACCGCTACGGATGTTTTTACCGGGTGTCGCCGACCCGGTGGAGTTCCGGCGTTTCACCCGGGCCGACCTCGCCCGAACGCGCAACGCCAACTCCGAACGGATGATGGACACGATGTTTGTGATTTGCGCGGACTGTGCCAAACCGAGTGATATTGCCGCTTGGCTGGGTGAGAAGCCGGGTCATGCGATCAGCCTTTACGCGGCGCTGGCGCGGGAGCAGGTCGTTGGCGGTGGGGGTTTCCGCGCCTCAAAAAAATTCATTCCGTCGGGGACGATGACGCCGAAACCCTAGCGCTACCGCCATTTGGCGACCCCGACGATGACCCGGTTGCGTGGGATGATTGGCTGACCTGGCGGATTACCGGCATTGATCCGCGGGTGATTGACTACCAGGAGGATTACGAAGCGTTGCAGAAGACCGCCGCCAAAGCCATTGAAATGCTTAGGGATATTATCGCTGGCGGCGTTGGGCTGGGCTTTGGCGGTGGTAAGAAGGGCGGCAAGAGCGGGGGCGGCAGCCGGGCCGCCAGTGCTCCACCGGGCGGAAGGAGGGCCAGACGACGTGGATAGTATCTACAAATTAGGCGTCTGGTTGCAGTTAAAGGACGGCTTGACGCACGGCCTGGACAGCATCAACAAGCTGGGCGAGAAGGTTTTCGGGCGCTTCAAAGATATTCGCATGGCCGTACTGGGCGTAGGTGCGGCCTTCACCATCATGGGGTTCGCCGCGTTGGGGGTGGGCAATCGACTGGCCGACAAGTTCGGCGAGTTCGAGAAGATCATGGCGCTTACACGAGGCGCAATCGGTGCGAATGCTCAGGAATTTAAGGCGATGGAAAAAGCGGCGTTGGCCGCCGGCATCGCTACGCAATTCAGCCCAACAGAAGCGGCTGCCGGGATGAGAGATATTGGTCTGGCCGGTTTTCGGCCGGACGATATAACAAAACTACTACTCCCATCGTTAGACTTGGCCGCAGCATCCGGTGGACTCATGAGCGTAGCGGAGTCGGCGGGCATGGTCGTTAAGGCGATCAAATCATATGGGACGGCTGTTGAAGACGCGGGTTTGGCTACGGATCAGATTATAAAAATGAGCAACAGTTTTTATGTGTCAGCCGGAGAGCTTCCATTGCTTTTCGCTACGGCCGCGCGTGGAGCCCACAGCCTCAGTCAGTCGCTAAGTGAGACCGCCATTGCGCTAGGATTCGTCAAAAACACCGGACTGCGAACGGAGACGGCCGCGACTGCGGTTGCCGTGTCGATGGAGCGGATGGTCAGCAGCCGAGTGCAAAATAAGCTGATGAAACTTGGGAAGGGGATTGCCGTTGATACGAATGGAGTATTTAGACCATATTTGGACATTGTCTTGGATATTCGCTCTGCTATGGAGGGTATGTCCGACGCTGCGGCAAAAAACAAGCTCCAATATATTTTTGGGCGGTATGGCGGCGGCGCGATCAACGCGATAATCAAGCAAATCAATCAGGGTATCACCACCAGCACGGGCGAGATTTTGAAGGGCGCTGACGCGATAAATTATTATCGCCACGAACTGGCCAATGCTGAGGGCACAGCCAAGAAAATGGCTAAAATCCTGCTGGACACCTGGAGCGGCCAGAAAATATTGCTTCAAGGCTCGGTTGAAACTCTTCAGATTGTGCTGGGCCGCACTTTCGCGGAGATTTTCAGGCCGGCGATTGAGGCAACTATCGTCGCGGTGAACGCCCTGATTTACGCCTGGGAAGGCTTATCGCCACAGGCGCGGCAGTTCCTCGTACTGATTCCGCTGATTGGCGGAGCGCTGGGCGGTCTGGTGGTTGGAATTTTCGCGGCCAAGGTCGCCTGGTTGGCGCTCAACGCCGTGTTCGTGGCGACTCCGCTGGGGTGGATTGCGCTGGCCATGGGCGCCATCGCCGTCGCCGTCGCCGGGGTGATTGTCTACTGGGACAAGCTGGGCGAGGTGATTAAGCGTTCATGGGCGCTGTTGCACGACATGTTCCCTGCCCTTTTCAGCGCCGTCGATTGGCTGGGCGAAGTAGCCCAAAAAATCCCCGGGATGTTTTCCACAGCGGTAACCGGAATAAAAGAGATTTTTACTCGTGCTATCAAGTGGATAGTTTCCCTGATTGAATCAACACCGCTGGGAAAAAGCCTGCTGAAGGCGCTTGGTGTCCCGAACGCCGCGCTGTTTGATGCTGCTGGCAAGTTGTGGGACAAGAATGTTGCGCATGACAAAGCGCTCTTGAGTAAACACTTTGGCGATTTCAGTTGGTCGGACCCTGAAAAGCCGGGTGAAGAAGGCGCGCCCAAGCCATCCTTCCTTCAGCGCACCATGGCGACCATCGCAGGCAAGGGCGCAGATGCTACGGGCGCGGGCGGGGGCGCAGCCGGGGGCGGCGGGACTGGTGGCGGCGAGCACTACGACACCAAAATTGAGTTCAACGGAACACTGATTGTTCAGGCGGCGGACTTGTTCGAGGCCCGCAAGGCATCTGACATTCTGGTCGCCGAACTGCTGGGGGCCGCCCATGCCTGAGTTCCCTCAATCCACCATCGCCCAAATCGCCACTGTTAATTTTCTTTACTACACGGATAAGCTTGACGATCTGGCGGAAATTTCGCTCTATCCGAGCGACGCGCCAAACACGCCGATCAAGCTTCCGGGCCTCTGGGCGGGTGAGGACGTGACGGATTCTTGGCGCGCCGACGCTATCCAAATCCTGGGAGCGGACGGCGTGCTGCTACAGGAGCGGGGTCGCGCCCCGTTGCGCATTCGACTGCGGCGGCTGCTGCTCTCCGACCGGACGATTGAAAATCTCACGTCTGGCGCACTGGTAGAGGGCGGCCTGGCGCTGGCGGAAGCGATGGGGCTGGAGGTCGGCAACCGGACCTGCTACGACGAACTGCGGGATATTGTTGATATTTTCAGGCGGTTTGACTCCATAAGCGGAGCCCGGGCCATCTGGCGCATCGACTCCGAGCTTGCGAACATTTACGGCCTAGACAAAATCGTCTTCGTGTCGCACAACATGCGCAACCCGCCCGGCGCCGAGTGGATGGAGGTCTCCCTGGACTTCGAGGAGTATACTGAATTTAACATTGATTTCTCCTCGCCATGAGCCGCATATCCCTACGCCGCCCCTACGCCACGGTGACAGTGGCCGGCCGCGCGCTGCCTATCGTTGGCGTTGACCTGACCGTCGGGAGATACCACAAGGCGGACTTCGGGTCGTTTCAACTTCCCGACGATTTCCGCTGGGCGGCCGATGAGACGTACCCGGCGCCCTACAGCCCGGTGACCGTGGAAATGGGATATGCCGATGAGCCCACTACTGTACGCCAGTTCAGCATGTTCACAAGCGACACGCCTGCGCGCAATGGGATGATCGACATCAAGGACAAGTGGTTTGAACTGGGCGCCAAATTCATGCTCTTGACCGGCAAAGTTTCTTACAAAAACGTTACCCTGGATCAGGTTGTTCGTCATGTTTTAACTTTCGCCGGAGTTCGGGATATTTATGTCGGCCAATACGCTATAGTCAAGCCAATGTGGAATGGCTACAACATGACCGTTCAGCAGGCGATTGAGCAGGCGTCGCAGGACTGGGGCGTCCAGCCGCCGATATTTTTTGACCGCGCCGGGGGGTTCTTTTTCGGCGCGGAAATATCCGCATCCGCGTTCAGTAAGCCCACAACCACCACGTTCGTCGAGCGCCAGAATATCATGGGGCAACCTGAAGCGGATACACGCCGCCTCTCCTACGATATGATCGAGACGGGTGCGGAGCCGACGATTGGCCAGCAGTGGGATGAGGCGCACCAGGAGCAGGAGATACCCTACTGGCGGCTCCCCGTGGTTTTCGCGCCATGGATATGGCATGGCGATACCGTGCGGGTGGACCACTCTCGGCTGTCGGGGACGTTCCGGGTCGCGTCGGCGTCGCACGGCTCTAGGCCCTGGGGGACCGTATTGGAGCTTGAAAAAATAGCTTGACAGGCGCATACCGACGGTATACGATGGAGCGGACTGGAGGTTTTATGGACGCAAAAATCACGGTCCTGACCATCCCCGGGCAGCCGCCCATCGTCTGGGACGTGGCGCGGGCGGAATGGCAATCCGATCTGTATGCTGGTCTGGACTCCACCCGCGTCCAGGCCGACGCCTGGGAGCGGGTCATCAAGGCCGCCGGCGGGGCGGCGCATATCGCCCGGGAGCTTGGGGTCTCCCCCGTCACCGTCTACCGCTGGCGGCGCCAGGAGCGCCACCCAAAGGCGATCTATATCAGGGATGGTCTGGCGCGGCTGATACGGGAGAGGGGGGGCCGTCATGAGCGCTGACCCCCAGTCCCTGCGACGGGCGTTTTATCACCTCGCCGTCTCCGTTTTCCCGTTTCTGGAGTCACATTTTCCGCGTCGTTTCACGGGCCGCGCCCGGGTTGTTTCATCCTATTCGGGTACTGCTACTGTCCAGCCGCTGAAAAAAACCGGCGAGGATGATACATCCCAGCCGGTCCTCTCCGAAATTCCGCTTCCTGCCTACCTCGCCTCACTCGGGGTAGGCTCCATCGTGCGCATCGCCTATGATTGGTGGGACGCCGGTTTCCCGTATGTGCAAGACGTGGTAACGGCTGTCACCCCGCACTGGCAAATGAATACAGCCGGCTCCGAATTGGTCACCTGGGGCAACAGGGTGAATATGACGGCGGCCACGTCCACCGAGGTTGACTGCCCGGACATCAAGCTGGGAGGGTCTGGCGCGGCCGCGCTACCAGTATTGTATGCTGGCCTGATTGAGGCGATCACGGCGGCGGCGACTGCGATGGGCGACGGCGGCGCGGCGTTCAAGGCTAACTTGTTGATTGAACTGGCGAAAGTTCCGCCAGTGGAGTGTTTGGAGCCGCGGAAAACCACCAAGGTCAAGGCGGAATAATAATGTTTCGGATACCAAAATTAATATGGTCACCTCTGGAGATAATCACGACTCAGTATTCAAGAAATCGTATCACAAAACCATGTTTTTGTGATTTTAGATCCTTTGTTTTCCAGGGGCAATTTCGTGTCGCCGAATGCCTGGAAGATTATCATCCCGAGGTGCGGCAGAAATGTGATTACCTGCGGGACGGGTTGACGTGGCTTGAATGTGAGAGTGGAGGCGCAGACGACGTAAACATGAACAATTTCCATAAGGTGGAAAAGTACGTCGATGAAGGTTTGGACTTTGGTCCCTATTTTTAAGGAGAGAAAAAATGCCGATAATCTACGACAAAAATGATCCGCGCGCGCGCCGCTTGATCCCGCGCAACGCCTTCCGGGAGCCCATGAATGTCGCCGATCTGGCGACCACGGCGATCCAGCTGGCCGCCGTCATCGGCGGGATCGTGCTCTGCTTCACCGGCCAGCCGGTGGTCGGGGCGGGCCTGGTGGCGGCCGGCCTGGCCGGCGGGAGCCGGGGTGATTTGGTCCGGGATGTTATAAGCAATTTAAAGGAGAAAAAACAATGAGCAGATTTGCCGCCGCGCTTGGCCTGTGCGCCATTTTCTCCGGCTGCGCCGGGCTCGACAAGGCTTTCATCGCCGAATCAAGCCGCGCCGCGTTTTCGGCCGCTGGCGACTATCTGAGCGGCTGCACTGTGCTCACCGTGGCGCCGGCATTCACCGTCGATTGGACCGCTGGCGGCGGCGACGCCGTGGGCTACGCCGGCGGCCTGTTCGTCGGCTGCCCCGACGGCCGCCTGGTGGAGTTCACCTGCGGCGATGACCCGGCCCAACCCGAGGCCGGCCTGGTCTGCCAGCTGCTCCGGGGCTGGCAGGCGGTGGCGGAGAAGCCATGAGAGTCGTTATCTGGACATTGACCCTAGTGGTGTGCCTTTTCGGGTTCTGTTTATTGGGATTGGTTTTGGTTCTGGCCGGTGGCCTGATTGTTGCCGCCGCGATCCCGCTCGCCATTTTGGTGGCGAGCGGCAAATCGGCGCAGCCGGTCATTACCGAAATGGTCGCCGATTTCACCAATAGGGCGGTAAACCATTGATTGCCATGGACCTATCCCATATTGCCCAGCCGTGCCGCCACATGGCCATC